CGCTTCCCTCGCCATCGGCAAGAAGATTGTCGCCGGGGGGAAGGATTTGCGGATCACCGGGCAGACCTACAAGCCCGGGTCGGCCTGGGTGACCCTCGTCGTCGTGGACGACAACCAGTAAAGCATGGGTCTCGTCCCCCAGTCCAAGGAGCGGTTCATGGCGGCCTTGACCGACTATGCCGCGGGGATGGGCAAATCCATGGAAGACGCCGGGGTGCAAGGTGCCGGGGAATTGTGCAAGGCCGCCCTTGAGCTAACCCCTCCGATGGTCGAGTCAGGCGGCCAAGGGTTGAGCCTTGAGGCCAAGAAGGCCGGCTACAATGCCGTCCAGCGGGATATCCGCGGGCTGTTCGTCGCCCAGGATGAGCGCAAGGCCGCCGCGGTTGGCGTCGCCCTGAACAACCTTAAGGCCGCAATCAAGAATAACGACCGAGGCAAGTTCGAGCGCATTCGGAAACAGGCCACGCTGCAGCGGACTACCCTCATCAATTCGGTGACTCTTAAGATTGTTCACGATACCGACCCAGCCCGGGCATTCGCCAAGGCGACTAACTTCTTCAATCAGTCGAACCCTGTCCAGACCATCGACCGCCAGGAGATCGTGAGCGACATTCGCTCCGTCCATCTTTCGCATCGGCACATCAACGCTCGCGGCCGTATGCGGACGACCAAGGGGACGGGCTCTTATCTCGGAAAATATGTCGTCCAGTCGAAGGCTGCGCTCGAGCAATACATCAAGGCGACTCAGCTGCACGTCGGCTTCATTAAATCCGGCTGGTGGCAGGTGCTGTCGACCCTTCCCAAGGTCAATGGCAAGAACGTCTATAAGGGCTCTGAGATCCCTGTCTGGGTCAAACGGCACGCCGGCACCGGATACACGACCCTGATGCGGAATAAAACCGGCATTTACATCCGCATCGGGAACAGCGTCGGCGATAACGATAACCAGGCGACGAAGAACAACGTCCAAAGTATTGCCCGCGCTATGGCTATGGCTCGGCTTTATTATCAGCTCGAGGCATATCAAAAAGACCAAGCCGACAAGTTCAACGGCTCCTAAACTTTATGGGCACCAAATCCATCCGTCACATCGTCGAGGCCGCTGTCGCTTCGCACCTCGGCGCCGAGTCCGGCCTGACCGGGGTCAACATCTATACGGGCGACGACGGCGATATCAACGCGCTGCCGAAGGCCATCGTCCTTTGCGACTCCGCCCGGACTCCTGGCGATCTGCCCGAAGGGGCTGGCAATTACGATTGCTCCGTCCGCGTCACCCTGTTTTCCAACGCCGACGACACGACCCTATCCGCCCATCGCGCCCGGTGCGCCGCCCTGGCTGGTTCGATGCAGAACCTGACGGCGTTGAAGGCGGTCTTCACGGCCTCCGGGGATGCGACCCTTTACGACGTCACGCCGAACAGCGAGGACGAGGGCAGGGACGAGCGCTCGTTCGCGACGGTCTTCTCCTTCGGTCTCCTGACCGTCCTTCCGGCCTAAGGTTGCCCCTGCCCGCAAAGACAAATGGCCGCCGTCGCTCAAGGAACCACCTGCACCTATGGGGTCGCGGGCACGATCACGAACCTGTTCGTCCAGTCCTACACCGTCTCCGCCTCGTTCAATAACGAGAACATGGTGCAGGACGAGACCGGCCTGACGAAGACCCAACGCTACGACGACCGCAAGACCGAGCTCAGCGTCGAGGGTGTCGTCAAGGCGAGCGGCGACGCTCCTGCCCTGGGCGCGACCCTGACCTTCACGGTGGCCGCGAAGGGTGCCTACCCGTCCGGCTCGGCGAGCAATACCTTTGTCGGCGTCATCACGAAGGTCGAGGAGAAGGGCTCCAACAAGGAGTTCGTCAAATACTCGATCACCGCGGTCGACTTCGAAGGCGTCACGCCGGCCTGATTGACCTAGCCCTGCAAGGGCTTTGACTCCCCCGCGTGGACAATCGTTTCCTGCGGGCTTTCTCAGACCCGTCCTCCCGGGTATTCTTCGGGAAGCGGGTCTTCCCTTTTTGCCTGAAGCATAGGGTTCGGCTGCTGGCAATCGAGTCGCCCCTGGTCACGTCCGGCAGGAACATCACCCCGGCCGACCTGATGATGGCCGTCAAGGTATGCGCCGAGGAAGGCGGGCTGGGGTTCGGCTTCTGGGAACAGGCTCACATTCGCGAGCTCGAATGGCGGCCTGACAAGTTCTCCCGAGAGGTCGCCCGGTTCGTGGCCTACTGCCACATCGAGGCATGGCCGAAGTATTGGAACGGCTCGAAGTCCAGCGACTCGGCCGATGGGGTCGGCGTCCCTTGGCCGCTTATGATCGTGACGAACCTCATCGCCAACGGCATCGACGAGACGCGGGCTTGGGAGATGCCGGAGTCCCAGGCCATTTGGCTATCGACGGCCTTCTCGATGCGAGGCGGGGCTAAGGTCAACCTGCTGACGACCGAGGAGGAGGAGATGATGGAAGCGCTGCGCCGCGGGGAGTTGCCTCCCCAGCAAGGTTAAACGATGGGACGCAAACTTGAATGGGAATTGTCGGGCAAGTCCGACGTGCCTGAGAAGATCGCCAAGGCCAAGGCTTCCATGGAAGGGCTGGAAGGCGCCGCCAACGGACTGTCCAAGAAGTTCCGCGAGGTGTTCAAGGATATCGCGGTCGGCTTCCTTGCCCCGATGGTGCTAGTCCAGAAGGCGATTGCCTTCATCGTCGACCAGATGCAGCAGCTCCGGCAATTCGCCCAGGAGTCCCGCGAGTTCGCCAAGGATGCCGAAGGCACGAACAAGATTGCGGCCGGCGCCCGGGAGGCAATCATCCAGGAGGACGAACGGCGCAAGCGTTCCGAAGACGCTCGGAAGCGTATCTTCGGCGAGTATCAGGGTTATCGCGACTTCCTGCTCGGTGACCCTCGAGGCCGCAAGATGCTCGAAAAAGAGATGCCCGTTAACGAAGGCATCGCATCGAGCATCATCTCCTCGCTGTTCGGGTCTTACGCCGGGACTCTTAACCGCGCCATTCAGCCCGGGTCGGAGGCTTTTGCGACCGGCATGGCAGCCCGCCCTGAAGTCCAGGCGAAGATTGAGGAAATCCTCGCCAGCGAGGCCGCTGCTCGCGAAAAGATGCGGCTCGAGCAAGCCGCCGCGGCTGCCGCCTCGAAGGCCGTCCCGGAGGTATCGTCAAACGTCATCGGCGTCGGGATGAGCCCGCAGCTCGAGGCGCTGAACAAGTCCGTCGCCTTGCAGGAGGATATGGCGAACAGCCTCCGCCGCATCGTCGAGGGCGACCAAGCCTCCCAAGGTTTCCGAACATCCAAGTTCCCCGACTTCGGCGGCGCTACTGGTCGAACCGATTTCCCCCGATGATTTATGGCTAAGATCTCCAAGGGTAATAACCTCAAGACTCCTGTCCTTCAGGCGGGTTATGCCATCGATAACGACGGCTACGGCCTACTGACCTGCAAGGCGACCTACAAGTGCGACGAGAGTTCCGCCGCGACGGCCATCAAGCGCGGCGACGTGTTCAAGCCCGACGCCCGTCTCAAGTGTCACAAGGTCAGCGTATCCTATGCGGCGCTCGGCGTCGCCACGATCACGGCCGATTATTGCGGCATCGCTGCGGGCGATTGGACTGACCCGAACATCACCGGCACATCGACCCTGTCGGCCGAGTCCATCACTTCGCACCCGGACTTCTTCACTAAAATTGCCGGCCCATCACCCTATACCACGACGGTCTCTCCTGACGGGACTGGTGCCCCGGCCTTTCTAGGATTGAACGGCGCCATCTTCGGGAACAACGGGGTCAATCCGAACAAGCCTCTCTTTAAGGGTTTCTTCGGGACGTTCACCGCAACGGAAAAGAAACTCTACAAGCGGACGGCCTACCTCTCCCCGACCTCGTCCTTCAACGGCGTCCTTTATACGACCAAGTCTTCAAACGTCGTGGCGATGCGAGAATTCGTAGGGAAGACGATGAATGGCCGTGCGCCCCAGGGGTTCCGTTTCCTGCTGCCGGCATACCTTGGCGACACGTGGAAGGCGAAAGACGAGACCGACCAACTCCTGATTGCGAGCGTCAACTTCGAGGATTACGGCCTTCTGTATAAAATCACCTACGAGCTGCGGTTCAACCGTGAGGGCTACCCGAAGGAAGTCTACACCACGACGAGCATCTGACGATGAACCTGCAACCTGGCGTTGGCTATACCTTCACCGGCAACGGCGCCTCGGCGACCCTCATCATCGACGAGTCCTGGCCGACCTTCTACGAGAATACGTTCCCGTTCAAGGTGACGGCCAACAAGGTCGGGACGGACTGGGTCGTGAGCGTCAAGCCCGGGACGATTAACAACATCGAGCCGACCATCAGCGGAACGTTGCTGTCGAACATCCCTCCGCCTACCCTGAACATCGGGTTCTCGGCGACCTATGTCCTGGAGTATATCTATCTCGAGATGCCCGTCGGCGGATCTGGTTCACCGCCCCCCTTCCCGGATAGCCCCATCATTACCAACTATTCGACGTTCCAGTATAATACCGACTCGACGGCTTACCTGCTGCTCGCCGCGGTGGACAAGGCCAGCGGGCAGGTCAGCCAATACGTCAGCGGCAGCCAATGGGGAGAGCGCTACAAGTGCGGAACCGATGATGCCGCCTACTACTTCGGGCTCGTCTGATGAGCGTCATCCTCGGTCGGCATAAATTCGCGACGCTCTGCAAGCTGGGCGATGGTTCGCTGACGACGCCGTATTATCCTGGCGGCCTAGAACGCAGCGATAACCAAGGCGCGTCGACCACGAGCAACGTCGCTTTTGATAATTACCCGACGACTACTCCTGACAAGTTGGTGAAGATAATCAGGGCGGGAGGATACAGCGCCTCCATCGAGGCCATTAGGATGGTGACCGGCCCATGTGGGTCGCAGACGAGTGTCGAGGTCACGTCAGGTTCTCCTCCGACACCGATCACCGGAAGCCCGTTCACGAACGACTCCCGCTCGGCTGCTCCTTATTCCAACATCTTCCCGCGCTGGATTGGCGAAACGGCATGGGATTTGCAGACGTATCCGGCGACAATTAACTTCACGCCGCAGGGCATTTATTCCCCAGGCGTGTTTTCTTATGCCATCCCTGGTTCGAGCGCTGGGTTCAATTTCTCATTCGATACCGGATACCTTCCTAACGATCCTTCGCTGGGAGGAGACTCTAGGTATTACCAAGAGGCCGAGTTCAAGGTCTTTATAACTGCATCGGACGTCTGCTGCTGGAATGATGGCGCCCAACTTGAGATCAACATCGACGTCTGGAAACTGGACTTCACGGCTACGTATCAGGTGGGGACAATCGGGTATCACGACTTCACGACCGGGTCATCGTCCTATCATTCGACCATGACGCAGACCCTGACTGTCGACCCGAGCTGGAAGACCCCAGGCTTTGTCCTTATCCACACCTTCACGCTCCCGGTCGTGGTTGGTCACTTCACCTTTGTTAACGAGTTCTACCTGTCCTCGGTGACGGCTCCGTAAGTTGCCCTTAGGGCAAGGTTAAAGCCGATGGCTCTTTATCCTAATTACAGCCTGTTCGTGGACGTCGAGAACGGGGTCGCGTCCAAGTCGTTCAATGACGTGCAGCAGGTCGTTAACCCGGCCTTCTACCATAACGATATCTGCGTGCTTCACGTCTACTTTGTGAAGCCCA